AACGCTCTGCGACTACCTCTAGGACTTGTTCTACTTGGAGTTTCAAATTTTTTCATTTTTAATTATATTAGTTAAACTATATGAGTAGTTAATTCAGTTTTACTAAATAGTCTTTTATTTACTTTGCCTTGTGTATTCATTTGATTATTTTATTTATTTCTTATATCCTCTTGGCCATTTGTTTTGTAATTGTCCTAGCTGTGTCCATAAGCCTTTTTAATTGACGAACTCTTGAAGATATCATTGATAATTTTTTATAACCATCGACTTTAGAAGGGTCTACCCCTAGCTCTTTTGCCGCTCTATTTATTTTAGTTAATGCTTGTTCTGCTATTATTTCATTTTGTATAGCTTCTTTTTCTATCCTATTCCAAAGATTTTCTGCATTATTTATATCTTTTTTTAAAAAGCTAACTTTCTGATCGAAACTGTTAATGCTAGCATTTATAACTTTCCTTTCTTTTAAAAAATCATTTTCAAAGCCATTCTGATTTCTAGCCAACTTTTCTGCATCGTTTTTAAAACTTAGTTCTACTTTTTCTCCCTCTTTAATAATTGTTCTAATTGTAGATAGTTGTTGTTCTGCTTCCATTTCTAAATCGTTTATTGGTTCTTTAGGTCTTTCTGCTTTATCAGCAAAATAGCCTTCAATACTAAATCCTTTTACCTTTCCTGTCTTAACAAATTCCTCCCATACTTCTTCAGAATTTACCTTAACAGCACCCATCCAAGTTCCTACAGGTACATTTAAACCATACTTTCTGGATTTGTCATGTACCTCATCCTCAACTAACCAACTCTCTACAAGAGTTAATCCATTTAAAGTGTGTTGATGTTCTAAAGTAGCATTGTTTTGCTTGCCATTCATTAAGTAAAGCTGAGATGCTTTCTCTATTGTGTTTTTAGAGAAGTAAATGTAGTAATCTTCTTCTCCGTTTTGCCTGTATATTGGTTTGTTTGGTACTAGTAAAGCTCCCATTAAGATTCGTTTCTCGCTAGATACTTCAGCAAGTTTAACTTCTTGAGACTTTAAAGCAATAAAATCCTCCTCTATTGCAGGAGATTCTACTAAAGAAATAGCCTCTATACCTGAAAAAACTCCATCTCCTAAAATAAGTTCTATTATCTTCATACTATTATAACGATTAAATTATTTTTTTTGTTTATCCTATTGATGCTCCTGTAATAATATTACGATCTAACTCTTGTGCAGTACTTACATCATTAGAAACTACATAGGCTTGAATAGGTTGTTGTTGTTGTCCTGCTATAACATCAGCTAATTGGTTGGAGGTGCTTTGCCCTACAATATTAAACGCTGGAGCTTGTGCTTCTGTTGCTTCAGCCCCTACAGATGGGGAAGATGGCGAGCCTCCTGCTTTTAATGCTTTCAACGCTTGACTTGTTGCATAAATAGAAGAAGCTATACCTAACCCTAAACTAATTTTATTAAGTTTTTTTTCTGCTGCTGCTAACGCAGGACCTGCTGGAGATGGAATAGCTGCATATTTCATAGTAACTGCAGCATTAGCCGCTCTTGTAGATATAATTTGTTTTGCAATACCTGAAGCGTTTTCTCCTATAATTGCTGCTGCTTGTAAAGCCCTATTTTTACCTGCCATTTTACCAAGTAATTGAAAACCTCTTGCTGCTGTGTCCATTTGTGCTTGAGCAATAGCAGCTTTAGCGTCAGCTACTTCTTTTTCAATATCTAAATTTTCTCTGAGCAATGAATTATGATTAGCTAACTGCTCTGACATAAATCCTGTAATCTGTGCAAGTACTGCTTCTTTTTCTGCCTTAGCTTCTAAAAGAGCAATCTGGTTAGCATCATTATTATTTTTATCAACTTGTAATTGTGCTGCACGAATTAAAGCATCTGCATTAGCTAGCATAAGTTTTTCTTGTTCTTTTAATACTTCGCCTAACTTATTGTTTGCTTCTATTCTTTCATCTATTGTTCTTAAATCATCATCTCTTATTTGTCTAAGTAATTCTGCCTCCCTATCCTTTTGTTCTAATATAACTCTGTTTCTTGCTACTGCTATCTCTGCTGCTTTATTAGCTTCTGTTTGTGCTTTGGCAGAATCATAAGTAGATTTAGCATATTTGGAGATACTTTTAGCAACTTTAGGTGCAATCTCTGCTATTTTTTCAAATGTATTATCTACACCTGTAATAGCATCTACCATTTCCTTACCTGCCTCTTTAACATCTTCTAATGCCCCTGTAAAGTCTCTAGCAAATACTTTTTTTACTGCACTTGCTAAAAAACCTAAAGCTTCTAATGATGATTTAATTCTTTCAATTACATTTTCAAATAAAGCTCTACCAAAGTTTTCAATAGATTGCAAAGGGTCATCAAATATACTTTGAAAGTAACTTACTACAGTTCCTATATTAGCATCTAAGAAATTAAAAAAGTCATTAAAAGCAACCGATAAAAAATTAAATGTAGTATTAAAAGCATCTGTTACTTTTTGATTTTCTTCAAATACCTCTTTTAATTTTGCAAAAGCAGCTATCAAAAGCCCTATCCCAATAGCCTTTAGAGTTGTGCCTATTCTACGAACCCCTTTTGCTGTATCTTTAGTTGCTTTTTCTACACCTTTAAAAGCGTCTGTTGTTTTATCTACATTTTTTTCTAAAGTTTTAACCTCTTTATTTACTGTCTCTATGTTTTTTTCAGCCTTATCTGTCCTAGCCTCAAGCTGCATTATTAATTTTTGTGCCATAACTCTTTTCTTATTAGTTTAAATGTTTCTCTATAGGTCTCAGGATATTTATATTTTCCTTTAGCTATCTCTATTAATTCTGTTCCTCCTTGTACAAAAGGTAATATCTCTAATATATTTTTTATCATTATGTTATATTTAATAATTCTATATCTGCTTCGCCTGTTGTTAGGTTTGTTGTTATACTATTTATTCTATATGTTGAACCCCCTATTCTAAATTTATCTGCCAATGTATAGTTAAGTAAAATATTCATGGGTAATTTTGCTTTTACTTTTGTTAATCTATTCCTTCCATCAAATACAGTAGAAATATAACTTGAATAATAGTTTTTAAATAAAGTACCTGTAAAAGTTTCATCCCCTGTATATTCGTTTGGCTCATTATTAAAATTAATATTAGCTGTACTTGTGCCTGATGCTAAAGCCACAGCATTACTAGGTATGTTAATACTTCCAGAAATTGTTTCTTCTGTTTGAAAAGTCTGATCTGCATTTATAGCAGATATGTAACTAATATTATTAGCACTCATAGAATTATATATCGGATAAAATAATAATGGTTTACCTATATATGAATCTTGATTGTCATCAACACTCCATCCCCATTGAATAGTCGTACTAGAGCTATCGTCAATATCAATTAGCCTTTCATATTTTTGATGCTCAAATGGTAGTTCTACTTTATATACACTTCCGTCTAAATTAGAATCTTGCTCATTCCATTTTATAGTACCCCATTGTTGACCAAATAATTGATCGTGTATTGCTGCAAAAAATGTTTCAGTTTCTTCATAGCCAAAGTCTATTTGTTTAAATGGTAAAGCTACATTAACTTGACTTTGTTCTATATTTACATGTTCTGTTATGTCGTATGTTGCTCCTCCTGAATAATAGCTGTCTAAAGTTTTAACTACCATTGTTCCAGTGTTGTTTACAAAAGCAGTTAAATTAAACATCTTAAATAAACCAGCTAGAAAATCTATTACTTTAATATCAGGTAATTGTTGAGGTACATTAAATTCAAATGTTGCCGCTGCTGTAAATCCTGTACTATAAGCATCTGTAATAGCAGATTCAGACGGCTCTTGAGATGTAACAGTCCAAACTAAAGCTGTAAAAGTAACTGCTGAGGTTACTGTTATTGTTACAGTATAATCTCCTTGTTCTACTTGACTTCCATTTAAACTATAAAGATTAATTGTAGTATCTCCTGTTATTCCGTTTTGATTATAATAACTTGATCCATTTCTTTCAATTAGCAAATCATAAGTACCACTTCCTGATGCTTCATTTAAATAAAAAGTAAAAGCAGTTCCAAATGTCTGATTATCTTCTGTAATTCGTAAAGTATTTTGATTTGATAATATTGAGCTACCTCCAGTTCCAGCTCCTGCACTCCATCCTGTAGCTAAATTAGGATAGTCCGTAACTTGTGATCCGCTTTCAACATTCCCTTTTTTTCTATGACACCACATAAATAATTTAGAATATTGATCGTTACTTGTTTCTGTAAAAAAATCAGATGAAAATGTAATATCTGCGTATTGAGATTGTATAGCTTCTATTATGTTATGTACTCTGATTGCATATTTTAAATTATCAAATCTTACTCCATGCGTGTTTGATGTAGTGGCAAGATTACCTGTATCTGCTGTTGTTTCTCCTGAATCAAAATATAATCTTTGAGTATGAGTAATTAATGGTACTATAATATCAGAAGAAGACGGGTTTGTAGTTAGATAGGTTTTTAAAGTACCTGCATCATAGTCTTTATTTAAACTACTTAAATCAGTTAAGGCAGATAACTTATCTTCGCCTAGAGTATCTTTAATGTCTACAGTATTTCCAAAGAAAGTAACTCTATAAGCATAAGGTTGGTTGTTTTTCATATCAACTCCTTCTAGTTTTATTTTACCATCTTTAAAAGGAACTAGATTTATTTCGATTCTTGCTGTTACTTTTTTTCTTGCATCAAAAGCACTCTGGCTAGTATCGGAGGCATTACGAATATTAAAATTATAATAATGCTTAAATAGTTTATTATTAGTAGAAGAAGCAGGAAGCGTAAATGTTTTAGTAAAAGTTGCAAATACTTTTGATATATCTCTTACATTTTGAATAGTATCAGTAAGACTTATTGTTTCATCTTTAAATAAATCTACTCTGGTATCTGATATATATAATTGTACTTCACGCTTCATTATAATATATTGTTAATGTAATCGTTTGCATCTTCAACCTCTAATGTATATTGGATTAGTTTATCGTTTAATGATGACTTCCAAACGAGTGAATTACTAACTACATTAACAGGTCTATAATATCCTTCAGTTAAACTTGTTGATCCACTTGTATAAATCCATACATATTCGCTTAATACAATATCTTGCATGACTGCTACATAAGCCTCTGATATATAATCTGTATTTAAAGTATATCTATAACTCCCATTTTTATTAAAGGTTTGTTTTTGATGGTCTTTAGAATCATAGCTTGTAGAAGAATAAGTAAATATATTTCTTTTAAAACTTTCTGATTTTGCAGATATTGTTTTAGAAGATTTTAGAAAGAAGTATTGATCTTGTGGTGTTCCATTCTTATTTATAAATCTCATTTTTACAGGAGTATATTTAGGACTACATATTCTTTCAATAGTCCAAGTATAATTACCACTAGTTGCAGCTACACTTGAAGCAGAGGTGCTAATGGTTGCTTTAGTTGCTGTTCCTGAGTTCATATCATAAGCAAAAGAAGCTGTATTATCAGGGAGGTATATTATGCTACTACCTCCTGTGTTAGTTAATTCAAAATCATCTGGATCAATATCGTTTCCTGCTACGCCATCCCAAAAATCTGAATAACCTTCAAATCCTGTATGAGTTACTGTTGCTGTTGCTAATTGACTTCCTCCTCCATCTACTGCATCATAAGCATACCAAGTAGCTGAAATTGCAACCGTATCTAGTGTTGCTCCTGCTGCTCCTCCATAATCAGGAACATAATAATCTCTTGCTAAAGAAGCTATTTCAAATACTGTTCTATTTGAGGTAGCATTTTTAATTATTGTATATCTCAATGTACCATCAACAGTTAATGCTAATTTCGCTGACAAGTGTGAACCTGTAGTAATAGTTAAAAAATACGGACTTCTTAAAAATATATATGCCATTACTCGTTTCCTTTTTGTGTGTTAAATAAAAATCTCCAACTATTCTCTGTATCGGCTGCAAATTGTCTTGGTAAATCAGTTCTTAATTTATCATAATATCTTTCAAATGGTTTAGTAAAAAACAATGTCGGTTTTATACCTTTCATAAATATTGATCGAGCTATCATAAATTGCAGGTTTTTTCTTTTTATAAATTTCCCTTTTTTATCTCTTATCCCTTTTATATTTCTTCTTACTATCCATTTGTCTAAAGCACTAGGAGGAGGCATCTTAGTTGTATAACTATAAGGCGTTCCATATTTAACTTTTTTACCACTTACTCCTTTGTCTTGAAAGAGACCATAGTCCTCCATAAAAAAATCCACATTAATAGCATCTGGCGTTTCATTTAATTGATATTCCAAACTATTATATAATTCTCTAGTAACTACTTTCTTTTTTCTAGTTAAATTTGTTCTAGCTTGTTTTATAACCTCTTTAGCAAATCTTCTTAATTGTGCTCTAACTTCTTTTAACTGCATAAGTTTATATCGTTTGCTACATATACATCAAAGGTACAGGCTACCCCTGCCATCTCATTTTCAAATCTATCATAAAAGAACTCGCATGAGCCTTCACTTACTAATTGATATTGATTTAAATGTATTGTTCCTTGTCTTAATACTCCTAATAATTTGTTTACTACTGCAAGCTGAGTATTTAATATATCTTGCTCATTATTGTTACCTCTGAATATATCGGTTGTCGCTTCTTTGCTTTGATCTACAATATCCATAGCCAGAACACTAATATTAAATTGCAATACTTGTTCTTGTATTGTAACGCTATTAATAATAATATGAGCTAAAGGGAATATTGTTTGTTTAGATAAATCTATTTCAGTAATATCTCCTGTTGTTACAGTATTAACATTCTCATCAGCTAGTAGCTGTGTTTTTAATGTTTCTGTAATTTGGTAAAATCCTCTTACTCCCTGATTGCTCATTTGTTAAATTTGCTTTTTATATTTTTTGATTCTAGTTCTGCTTTCTCTTTCATAAAACTTAATGCGTATAAACATTCGTGTATATTTAATTTAGTGATATCTTCAATCCGTCTAATATCTCCCTGAGCGAGTCCGAAAATTGATTGATACCATCCCCATTTTTTTCCAAAGTTAGCTGTTGCACTAAATCCTTGTTCTCCTCCTGTTGTAAAGAGTTCAGCATAGCTTTCGATAAGTCCATCCCTAAATTGTAAAAAAAAATAATAGAACTAAGTACAGCATCCATTGGCATATCTAACATTATCTGCTCATTCTCCCCTTCGTATTCTTCTATTAAATATTTATCATTATGTTTTTGTGTTATAGGTCTATAAAGAACTGCCATAGCTTTATGTATGTTTTCTATATCTCCCATGTAAGTATCTAAATCTACATACTCTCCAAAGCTCATATCCTCCAGTTTAGGAATAAATCCATATTCTTTTCCTTTCATAGTAAATTCTCTTACAAGTGGGGGCTTCTGATTAAACATATCTGTAAGGATTCCAGTAATATCTCTAATACTAGATGCTTTCATTTTCATTATTGTATCGCCTCTTATTCCGCAAAATATCTCTATCATTTTAATAGCTAAAAATGTTTCATCCTCGTTGTTCTCTTGTATCTTTAAAAACTTCTGATATTGTTCTAATGTTATTTCGCTTAAAGTGTCAGGCACTAATATTTCTGCTTGCATATATATATAACGAAAAAATAAAAAGTTTTAGAAACTATTGAATTATGTATTTACCTCTATTAGGATTCTTTAATTGAAAGGTAACAGCATAGCGTATTGCATCTATTAAATGGTTGAATTTATCAATAGGTGTATTTGATTTTCTTTCAAGCCATGCGTAGTTGTTTAGTTCTTTAATTAGATTGATACTATTCTCATCTATTATTAAGTCGTAGTCTTGTAGTAGGGATATTCCGTATGTTACGCTCCCTTGTCCTTTTACGCTTGGTTTTATATTACATCCGTTTGATCGTATCTCGCTTATTAGTCTAGGTTCTGCTGAATCTGCTATTATTAAACCTCCTTTAGTATGCTGTTGATTTAAGCGTGTTATTTCGCTTGTTGTTAAGCTGGGTAAGTAAAAGCACTCTTTTAAGTATATTCGTTTGTTAGAAGTGTCTATATTAGTCTCTATAAGGGTGCTAGGATCATTACTAAAACCATAATCTTGACCCCATACACTTACTCCTGTTTTTTTGAACTCTCCAATAGACCAATCTTTAAATATAACGCCTTCAGCTTTATCTAACCAACCTCCCATTATTGCATGCTTGTATTTTAATGGTCTGCGTATTTTAATGCTTTCTATTTGTTTTACAAATGATTTAGATAAGTTTTCTAAATTGTCTTTATAGGTAGTGTGAATATAAGTAGTATTATCTTTTCGTGTGTTGCTTCCTTCCTGTATTCCTTTATCTTCAAAGAATCTTTGATATAACCAATGCTCTTTGGTTGTAGGGTTTAAGATTAATATTATTCTGTTCTGGTTTTTAGTTTCCCTTATTGTTAGGTCTATCTTATCAAAGGTTTCCTCGTCTGTTAGTTCCTCCGCTTCATCTAATACCCAAGTAGTAACACCTGTAATAGATTTAAGATTAGCTGTTTGATCTCCACTAGAAGTCTTGATTCCTTTAAATACTATCTTGCTTCCAGACCTAATGTTTATTATTTCATCTTTTGTTATATGGAAGTCATCAAACTTATTTAACATCTCTATCTTTTCAATAAACTCTGGTATAATAGAAACATAAGCGGAGGTTAATGTATAACGAGTAAATAAGATTGTATGATTAGCCTCATAGGTTAACAGGACTAACATTAAGTTAACTGAGAAAGATTTACCAGAAGCTCTACCTCCTGTAACTACATAATATCTTGAATCATCTCCTAGTGTAGAATATTTTTCATTTAATTCAATCACTTAAATTTGATTAGGTCTTTAAAGTTTATATTTAATCCTTCAGAAGAATTAATATCAATCTTTTCTTTTGGTCTGCCATATCTATAATTGAAGTATAGTTGTAAGGCTCGCATGTCGCCTTTAGCTAACAACTCTCCTAGCTTCTTAACTACAATATCACTATCTATTAAAGTATCTAGTTTCTCTGCTAGTTTAAGCTCATCTGCTTTAGGTTTTCTTCCTGCTCCGTTTCTTGCTCCTCCATTGTTTATACGCTTATCCATAATTGAAAAAGATTGATTAATCAATTATATAACGCTAGAATAATCTTTTTTGTGCCTTATGTTGTTCTATTCATTTATAGGTAGGCTATCTACTAATTTTAATACTTTCTTTAAATCCCCTTTAAGTGTATTATCAACTATATGATTGATTAATGCTTTTTGTAATTTTGATTTATCTTTTAATTTAAGAAGCACTAAGTCTAAATACTTATTTAATTTAGGATTATATTTTCTATGCGTTTCAAAACTTTTATAACTATATATTGCTGTTGCATGGTCATAATCTTTGTCATTAGACTCATAGAATTTTTTTATATCGTGATAACCCATGCTAAATTGGTTTCTTAATATAAAGGTTAATAGGCTTCTTGTTTCTACGTTAGCTCGTTTCCTGCTATTCTCAAAAACATTTACCCCTGATATATCTGTTAAGTATTCGGCTATTTGTTTTGCTTTTATCATAATGTACCTTTAATTATATATTCGTTTAATTGTTGATCTTGTTTTACAAAATATGTTTCATATATTTTTAATGCATACTCTACTTTGTCTTTTCCTGAATTATAAAAGTCTTTACTAACATCGTAATAGCCTAAATCCCCTGTTGACTTATCAATTGCAAAAAAGAAAAATTTATCATAAGGTACTTTAAATATAGAACAATACAAGTAAACTTGTACGTCATAATTATATTTTCGAGCTGAATAAGGGAACGCTTTTAAATCGGAACATGTTTTCAGGTCAGCCATATAATCATTCCCTAGTATATCTGCTTTCGCTCTAAATGGATAACCATTAATAATATCAAAAGCCGGTATTTCAAAAGAAGCATCTCTAGTAAGCTCTTGCCATATATCGTTTTGTAATAAAGCATCTACTACATACATTGCTTTATCATATTCTTTCCTAGTAAATACAAACTGATTACTTCCAACTTCTTTTACTTTATCTTTATATGCTTTTGTTACAGCGGATTGTACCTCTACTATATGACATAGTGATTCTATTTTTTCAGGCTCTAATGCTGCTAGGTGTATTAATCTACCCATTTTAAAAGCTGATGAATCTGTAGAAAAATTTAAACTCCTTGCATAACTTTTAGGAGAATCTAATAAATATTTAATTGCAGAAGAACTTAAAGCGTGTTTTCCTAATTCTCCATAATAAAAACCATCATCATACATTTTATTTAATAATTCTTTTTTATCATATAATTTACCATTTAATAATTGTATTGTATTTTTTCTTTTACTTTTTTTATATATACTTTTTAATTCAGGGATTGTTATATAACAAGAATCGTTGCCGTGGAATGAAGGATTTATACATACATTTAATTGATGGATTTCGTTGGGATCTTTAAAAATATATTCTTTATCTTTTATTCTTATTGTTATTCCGTTTTTTGCCCAGTTGTTAAAATTTATTTTAGGTGTTCTAAAAGTGATATGTTTCCATGATGGTTTTTTAGCTACTATTCTCATTCTTTATTTTTTACAAATGTATTATTAATTATTTTACCTTTTCTATTTTTAATTTCACTATAAGCTGATTCAATTGCTTCTTCAATTGAAAATCCTCCAAAATAACTTAATGATGTTAACACTACTATCATATCCCCTACAGCGTCTTTTATTTCTTTTTTATTATTGGTTAATATTGCTTCAGCCAGTTCTCCTGATTCTTCTTGTAATTTTATATATTGAGTTTTAATATTTCCTTTGTCTAATATATTTTTAAGCTTTGCCCATTCTCGTATTTTATTAAAATAATTCATAATACTAAATCTGCTTTTATATAGTTATTACTTATATAGTTTTTTAAATTATAATTATTATATTCTCCTTCTAAAGACGGCAATTTATATATTGAATTATTAAGATATTTAATTACTTGGTTTTTATGCGATTCATATATATGAGCATCCGCTATATTTATTCCTAGGATGTTTGGAATTAATTTAATTTCTTTTGCTATTGTATTTAAAAAAAGTGCTGCAAAAATTATATCATAAGGTAATCCTAAAAATAAATCTGAGCTTCTAAAAAAAATAATCATATTTAATTTATTTTTAACTCTTACAAAATTAAGATGAGTATAACAACATGGCAATGATTGATCTTGTAGGTCAGATGGATTCCATAATGTAATTATAGCTCTCCTCGAATTATTTAATATTTCTTTTTTGACATATTCTATTTGGTCAATTGAATTATTAAAATTTCTTATTTGATGTCCATATATTTTTCCTAATTTATTATTATTTGCAAACTGATCCCACCAATATATATTATAATTATGTAAATATTTTAAATCTGTTCTTCCTTCATATATCCATTTAAATTCTGCTAAAGCTTTATTAAAAAATACTTTTTTCCCTGTTATTATTGGAAACCCTTTATTTAAATTTATATTAAAAGTTTTATTAAATAACTTATAAGTTTTTGTAGCCGTTCTATTCTCTGTTAAATTTCCAGAATATAAACAATTAAATAATAATTTTTTATATCTTTTTTCAAATTTATTCATACCCCCCGTTTTTATAAGAATCTAAAGCAGAAATATATCCAACACAATCTAACATTGTGTCCTTTTTAGTATTATAAGCCATCCTGCTCATTTTAAGTGCTATTACGCATTTATAAAAATCTTCAGTGGTTATTTCTTTATTACACATTTCTGAAGCCATTCTAGCGGCTTTACTAATAGATTCATCTATAGGCCCATATTGCCTTTGCTTTTCTTCTTTTCTGCCAAATATTATTTCATTAGCTTTTAGTAAAATATTTTCTTTTTTTATTTTCATATTAATATAATTAAAAAAGGGAACAAAACTATTATTATTCCTACTATGATGCGGGTTAATATTTTTTGTTTCCAATAATTAGCATAAACTACTAAATGAAATAAAAAAGAAAGAGGAATACAAAAAATTATTAATATAGTTTCTATATAGTTCATTTTAAAAATGTAGCATACGCTTTTATTTTAGGCGTACTTGTTATTAATTTTCTCTCCTTTATTATTGGCTCTTGTTTTTTATCCTCCTTCCAATACTTCGGATTTTTGCTATTTAATTTTCTTTTTTTCATTTAATTGTTCTTCTACCCTCCTTGCTCGTTTAATAGCTCTAAGTTTATCTCCTCTTAATTTATCAATGACATTATCAAAAGACCTGCGCTCTAACTCTAATTGATTTACATAAAAGAATATATTAATTAATGGTGTTTCTAAATCCTTATACTTGTCATTGTCCTTAATTAAATTAAGAACCAAGTCCATGTCTGTAGTGTACTGGAGCTGTCCTAGATTTCTCATTTTATTTCCTGTATTAAGTATTGTACCTCCTGAAAGTTTACTCGCTTACCACACTTAACGCATAAGCACCTGTCATCTATATACTCAACTATTATTTGTGGAGGTTTTTCTTTAGTATGTTTTTTTCCTAGTTCGTATGATACTATACTAATTGCTGCTATAATTAAAAATAAGCAAAGGAATAATAATTTTTGATCTTCTCTTTTCATAATACTAGATCAATTAAATATTCTAACTTTAGAAAAAATAAAGTTCCAAAGAATAATACTATTATTAAAAATAATCCTATTAATAAATCTTCTAAAGTAATTTTTAAATATTTTCTAATTAATTTTTTCATATTGTTTTAGTTAATTTTTTCTGTAAGTCTGGAGTATAACATTCAAAGGTTTCATTCCAAACACAAGGTAAGTAAGTATTTAATTCTTTATTCCAGTAATATATTTTATCTATTTTCATCTGTTTTATTCATTTAAGTCTTTTAGTTTATATTCTTTGCTTCTTATTTTTCTACGTGTTTCTTTAATATCTTCACCTAAAAATTGATTTCTATATTTACCTGTCGTAGTTGAATAATCCCAGCAATATTTATCTAAAAATATTTGTCCTTTATTATTTATAAATACTATTAAATAATCATAGCTTTGAAAATAAACTCCTTTCGGTGTTCTAATTTTAAACTGATTAGCAATTATATTTCCATTTGTACTTGTCATGTTTTTTACTATTAATTTTCTCATTTTGTTTGTTTTAGTATTAATATAATACAAATATAAACAAATGTTAATAAATAAAAAAACTTTTTACTATTTATTTTTAAATTGAGTAGAACATACAGCAACTCTTTGGTTAGCGTCTTTGTATTCATTAATCATAACAACATCATTCATACATCTTTGAATAAAGTCTCTGCGTGTTTCGTTTTGTTTTGGTTTAGGTATTGGCATATTTTTTTATTATATAGTTATTTATTTCACTTATCCACTCTTTCCATTCTTTTTTTCTACAGGTACAGGGTTCATAGTACTTATGGTTAAATATTTCAGCATGGAGGCGACAGATTAATTCAATACCATCTCTTTCAATTATATTTTGTTTTTTTCTTTGCTGAAATTTTTTCCACTTTTTTAAATCTTCTTTTACCATAATTTTACTTGATTTGCTTTTTCCTTTCGCTTGTCGCATCCGCAGTCTTTTCTCCAGATCTTTTCAACAAGCCATTTGATTCCTGTCTTTTTTGTAAACCATTCTATTAAATCCCCTAGTCCCATTCTATATTATTTTTAATTATTGTTTTAACATTTCTGTATGTATTATATAAAGAAGCATAAGATATTCCTGTTTTCCGCGATAAATTTGCTATTGTTTCCCCATTAGATATAATTTCAAAAATTTTTCTATCATACCAATAAGTCGTTTGTAAAACTGAATTAAGCTCTTTCATTTTTTTATTTACATCTATTTCCTTTACTTCTTCTTGTTCTTCTTGTATATATTTATTTAATGCTTTTATATCTACTTTCTTAATTTTTTTATTTTTTCTTAATAAATCTCCGTATAAGGTTTTTAATGTTTTATATATATAAAAATAATTAATTTCTGATTTATTATAATTTATATTTAGCCCTTCCTGTTTAATTAATCTATTAATTCTTATATACATTTCTTGAACAATATCCTCTGCTATTTCAGGCCTACAGCCAAAACTTCTAACAGTATATATCCAATCCTTATGTTTAGCAAATAATTTTTCTAAAGTTGTCAAATTTTTAATTGAGATTGTTTTTTACTTCTATAAGTTACAAAATTTTTTCCACCTAACTCAAAGCCTACATTATTTAATATTGATTTAAACATTAAAGGTCTTTCATAGCTCGTAGGTTTAAATCCAAGAGAAATTTCTTTTACTTTTAATACATAAAATCTTGTATACATCCAATCATCAGGACTATATATATAACGGTGTAAACAAATCATTTCATCTGCGCGGTTACTATTAACAGCTCCCCCTTCAGAATCTCCGCTGCTAGGAGGCATAGGCTGCCCCGCATAAGTATGATTAGCTGGATGTTTTCTTCTTAAGGCTTCTGTAACGGCGTGACAACAAATCCATGTAGCCACATTATATTTTTTACAAAAAATTCTTATTTCAGTAAGTTGTTCATAATTATATTCATACCCGTTTGTATTTCTTAAGTCTTTTCTTAAAGAATTAATAGGATCTATTAACAAACAATCATAATTCCAAGCATCTTTTATAGATTTTGCTAAAGCTAATAATTCTTTATATGTATATTGTCGATTACAGTCAACAAATTTGAAATGATCATAAACAAATTTTAAAGAATCTTCATAGTCTTTTTGTTCTATTTTATTTAATGGCTTCCCTTCCCTCATTTCTATTAAACGTTTAATATTTGTATAAGGTTCGTTTTCACTGCTGAAAATTAAAAACCTTAAATTATGTTTAATAGCATATAGTAACATTAAATAAAAAGTAAAATGAGTTTTTCCTACATTATTATGTCCTAGAATAAAACATAAATGTCCGCGCACAAACCTAAAAGCATTATCGAATTCATTATACCCTAGCTTTAATGCTTCAGGGGCTTTGCCTTGTCTAAAATCATTAAGTTTTTTTGAGTGTTCATCAAAGTTTATTAGCATTCTTTAAATATATAAAAAAAAGAGGATAAATTTCTTTATCCCCTTATTATTAAAATGGCATTTCGTCTCTGTCTGGAGATTGGTCATTTGTGCTGACTTCTCCTTTATCTTCTTTTATTCTCCATCCTTGAAGAGAAGTAAAATATTTAATTACCCCTTCAGGATTTTCCCATTCTCTGCCTCTTAAATTATATAAGACTTCTACTTCGTTTCCTTCCGCCCATGCGTCAAGTAAGCCACAGTTGTTTTGTGTAAAATCAATACTTAACACTTGAGGATATTCTCCTCCTGTATCTAATATTAATTTTCTAAATCTAAAATCATTTTTAGTTTGTACTTCTGTAATTTTTTTAATTGTTCCTTTTACTGATGTCATTGTTTATTTATTTATATTAATTATTTATTTTAAAATCTTCGCTTTCATCTTCTCCAAATACCCCTAAAGCATAAAATCCTGTAAGCTTTAATATTACTCTACTTAATGCTCTTTTTTCAGCCATTTCAGTTACATACCAAGAATTAGTATTGCCTTCCTTATATTCTTTTCCTTTTAAAGCAGACCCAAATGTTTCCATTACAGGTGTTGTATTAATATATCCTGTTGCTTTTATTACAACAAAATTATGTTGACAATTAATAACTTCGTATTTTACATGAATATTTTCTACTGCTTGAATTTTTTCTATTCCTGTTCTAGTAATTATTATATAATGTTGATGATTAAATACATCTTCTTTAGTTAATTGATATTTATTATATAGTTCTATTAGTTTTTGTTTTTTCATAATTCATTATAAGTTTTTGTAAATTTTTTATTTTATTTAATAATGCTTCAATTCTATATTCATATTCTAATAATAAAGAATCTTTTGTTTGGTGTGAATAATTTGTTTTCATTTTCTAAAGATATAAAAAAATGTTTAATATTTAACTATTGTTAATAAAAAAAAAGGAGCTGATATGAAACCAACCCCCTTTTCAGAACACTAAAACAGATAAGCAAGATACAAAAATATTTTAAATTTCGTATAGTTTAATCATATCTTTTAAGTCTTGATCTGTAAACTTAGTTATCTGTCTAGATAGTTTAATTAATTCGTCTGCCGTTCCTATTCCATAGGTTTTATCTAGGTACTTACCAAAGACATAATTTTCCCCAGCACCCCAATTATTACATTTTTTACATTGTGTTTGTACATTAGTAGGATGGTATCGAGTAGAGTAGTGTCGCCTCGAGCAAAAATGACCTGCATCTACCTCTTTCCAATGTTTAATAGTGTTACAAGTTACACATCTGACCATTCCATCCATTGCATATCTTGTTCTTATATAGATACTAAACAACTTGTCTAGTTTTTTAATAAGTCCTTTTCTGGAAATCTTACGAGGCATTATACTATAGCATTATCTATTTGCTGAATAAGGTATCTTAATTCTGGTTTTTCAAATACACCTGTAATATTTTCTTTGTAGGTTTTTATAGATACTTCGTATTTAGTGTCTTTAGTATTATCTAGTCTTTTGACTTTAGCTTCAATATTCATGTTTTTTTTGTAAAGTTAAAAAAAATTTTTGTTTTTTGCTGTGTATATATATATTTATTATATATTATATATATTTATATATATTATTATTAAATAATAATTATTATTATATATATATAGGGGTTTATTTTTTTTTATATAACACTATAAAAGCTATTATAATATATAAAATACAATGAGGACACATTATTTCTTAAATAAACTTGTTGCTTTTTCGGTTGTACGACCTCCAAAGTAAGCTAAAACAACAGCCATCATAACTTTTTCAAAAGTATCGTTCCAAAGACTATTTATTTGAAAAGGTAAATCTTCTATACTATCTAAAATACCTGCTAAAGAAAAAATACATATACACCAAACTAAAACTAAAGGTCTTACATTCTTACTAAGCCAAGAATCAGACATAGAGTCTGCTTGCCATCTTGAAGTAATAGATTCAAGTTCTTTATTCTGTTGATCGTATATTAATTGTTGTAATTTAATCTTATCATCTTGACTAATGTCTGCCTTAGTAATTTCAGCTATTGCATCTTGGGGTGAAGTAATACCTTGTAATACGCTTCCTAAGGTAGGATTAATAAGCCCTGCTGCACCCAAAAGCATTTTACCTACTGTACTATCCTTAAATTTTTTCTTGCTCATAGAACTTAAATTTTAATTGTATTACAAATAAATAAATATTCATTTCATTATAGTTATATTCTTCATTAGAAGGATAATAATTTATTCCTGCTATACAAGATGTCGGAAAAAGAGATATAATAAAAAACTCCATTAAAATACTTGATAAGATGTTTTACCATTATTTTTAACAGCTCTTAATACTCTATTTCTGTTTTCTTTAGAACTAACATAAGAAACATGAACCCAGTCAGGATTATCAGCATCTCCAAATTCATAAATTAACTGGTCAAAGTCTAAGTTTTCTCTAATGTATTCAAACATCTGATAATTAGATTTATGACCATAAATATCATCTATATCAAGAGCGCATCCCTGACAATGTTGGCTTTTACTACTGCCTCCTATAGCTTTGTTTAATTCTTCTGATCTAAAAAATGAATTAATTTTAATAGCTCCACCTACATATAATCTTAATGGCTCGAATATATTGTGAGCTACTTTAGCCATGTTATATAATTGGTCTTCATTTGGCTTGTTTTCTATTCCTCGCCTTTTTGCTGTGTTTGAGTGTACTGCTTCCTTATAAGATATATGCTTGCTTATTCTCATATTTTAATATTTACACCAGCTCTAATTGTTTTAATAGACCTATCCCAATATCTCTGGAGGTTTATTTCTCCATAGAGACCTATATTTTTTGTTATTCTTATTCCAAGCACGCCTCCTGCTGAATAATCTATGTAATCATTACTACCATAAAAATTATCATAAGAGTATCTTTCATCTCCTGAAAGTAATTCGTGATAAGGTAAAATGTTTCCGTAAATATGTAGCCAGAAATTATTTCTGTAATGATAGAAGTCTAACCCAGCGATAGCTGAGATTTGTTCAAAGCCTCCAATCATTGATAATTGTTCCTCGTTATATTCATTAACTACATTTTGAAAGACCCCGTTTCTATAATCTGCATCTGAAGCTGCTATTAATTCGCCGTCTTGATTAAACCATTGATAATCATAACCCATTGATTCGCTTGTAAATGGATTAATCATTTGGTATAAGTTATCCGTATGTCCTGCATAATCATAAGCTAGATTCCACCACATATTATCCTCTAAATATAATTGAACTGGATTATGACCATAGGCTTTATCATAAGTCCTATATGCAAATCCTAAACTTAAAGATAGTTTTTTACCTATTGCAAATCTTGCTCTAGCTTCAGCACTTTTATAATTAAGATCAACTAGTTCATTCTTTTTATATTCTCCTTTTATAAGCCACCATTTAGCTAAGTATCTTATAAACGCTTGTTGGTTTTCAAATTCATCCCCTTGTTGTCTGCCTGTAGAATATTGAAATAAATACTCAAGCCCTTTTACATTACCTATATTGCTTTTAGTGGAGGCATTGTTTTCGTCTCCAATATAAAATCTATTTCTATCTTCATATTGAAAGTTGGCGAGTTTCCTCCAGCCATAAGTCGTCATAAAATCAGCAGGAGTTCTTTGTGTAGTTTCTATTAACTCATTGTCTTGTGCTACATAAAATGTTTGATTATTTTGAATAGCATTTGTTTGTGAATAAGCTCCATAGAAAGTGCTGTACTTAAAGATACTATTAAAGAATTTTTTTGTTTTAAATCCTTTTTTTATCTCTTTTGTTTTATCTTCTGGTAATTCGTTTACTTGTGCATTGGTGTTTATTACCAATAAGAACAAACAGAATCCCAACAATTTTTGAAATAGTCTTTTATTGATTGCCATACTTGTTTTGCTTTTGATTGTTTAACTTTTTTTCTTCGTGCCATAATTTAAAATCTTGTTTCTAGTATTTTGTTAATATGTTCGTTTATTTGCTCTATACTATCTTCAGGCAGTTTCATTGAGATTCCGCCATCAATTTTTAATACTTCTTCTCCATCATTATATAATATAATAGTTGGTAAAGATGTAATTTTTTCTTTTTGGAATATTTTTTGATTTTTTGATAGATATAATGTTTGAATATTATAATCCTTAAAAGGGTTTAATGAGATTTCGCTTGATTTAACAAACTCTGCACTAAACTGCACTACACTAATATCGTCTTTAACTTGCGCATTAATCGCAGCCGCTACAAAAAGGGCAAATACCGTTACACATCTCATTATTATTTAGTTAATTCATAAATCCTCTCATCTAATTTTTTGACAGCATCTTTAATTTCCTCTACATTAGAGTTAATATTATCTATTTGGAGTTGAGATTTCTCAATCGAATTTCTAATCAATTCATCTTTAAAGGTAAACTCAACTTTTTGAACTGAATTTATTTTTAAATCTTCAATAGATTCTTGAGCATTAGCAATACTACTTTGCATAGTAAAATAAATACCAAACAAACTAGACAAGCCTATAATACCCCCTACAACTTCTTTAAGAGATAAACTAAACTTACTTTCAGGATTAAGATTTGCCATCTTTTTTAGATTTGTTTTCTTTATATTTTGACCAGCCCTCTGGAGCTTCGCCATCCCATTCTATTTCTGCATAATTTCCATCTAATTGAATACTATGCGAGTGAGGTGTAGAAATGCTATTAAACATCTCCACTAATTCCTCTCTTGTATTAAATTTATATTTCATGTTAAAATTTTTATTCGTCCTCTACTTCCTCATAAGACCCATCTTTTAGATCAACTGAAATTTTACCATATTTTTCTTCTAGTTCTTTTTTAGAATCTTCATTTTCTTTTACCACTTGATTAAAGAAGTGATTTAAAGAATGTTTTTGAGTTTCTAAAAAACCTAAATCATGTATGATTGCTGATTTCTTTTGTTCTTGTTCTGTTAGTGTCTTTAGTTCTTCTTCTGTTATTTTTGACATTTTTATTTATTTAATTAAATTTATAGACTTAAAGCGTCTATTTTTGCTTTTTGATCAGAGGATAGTGCAGATACAAAGTTTTCAAATGCCATTTTAATGACAATATGCCCTTCGTTTCTAAATAAATCACCCTTTTGATCTTCAGTTCTATCAGCCTCAGCGATAGCTCTTACTCTTTCAACGATTTCAACAGATTCCATTGTTGCAGGAATATCTCTTGCAGCATCTTCTGCTGTGTACTCGATTTCTTCACTCATAATTTTAATTATTTAATTGTTGTTTTAATTGTTTTACTTCAGCAGACAACTCTTGTACTGCTTTTACTAATATTGGTAATAGTCTGCCATAAGAAGCTTCTAGTCTTTCTGGATTTTTGTCATAAACTAAATTAGTATATTCATCGTCTAGTTCTTGTAAATCTTGAGCAATAAATCCAATATCTTTAACACCTTTTTGTGATCCGTCTCTTGTTTCCCAATCAAACTTAACTGGTTTTAAAGCATCTACAAAATCTAGTCCTTTATCTAAAGTGTTAATATTTGTTTTATCTCTTTTATCTGATAATGATGAGATTGTTTGTACTTGACATCTTATAGAGGCAATATTACTATCGCCTAAAGTTATTTCGTTATCTACATCAACAGCAGAAGCGGCAGCATTATATCCTATAAGTATGTTATTAGAACCCTCAGTTAAAGCATCTCCAGCTTTTGCACCAACACAGGTGTTAGTACCTCCTGTAGTAACATTTTCACCAGCACCTCTACCTACTAAAACACAATTTATTCCACTTGTAAGATCAAGCCCAGCTTGATAACCAACAGCTACATTATAAGCGTCAGCTCCAGCATCTTGTGTTTTTAAAGCCTCATAACCTACAGCTACATTTCTTCCATGAGCATCTTCTGTCCCTAAAGCGTGGTTTCCTATAGCAATGTTTCTTGCACCAGTGGTTAATGCGTCACCAGCATTTCCACCAACGATAGTATTATTAACACCTGTTGTAACAACAGCTCCAGCATTAAACCCTATAGCGGTGTTATAAGCGTTACCCCCGTCTTGAGTTTGTAAAGCAAATGCTCCTATAGCTACAGTTCCATGACCATCATCATCAGCTGATAAAGCAGCATGTCCAATTGCAATATTGTTTGCCGCAGTAGTTAAAGCATCTCCTGCTAGACTACCTATAATAATGTTTTGTGTACCCGATGTCATTGTGTTACCAGCTTGGTAGCCAACAGCAACATTATAATCTCCAGTAGTAATACCCGTACTCATTGCTTGTCCGCCAAGAACAGTATTATATAGTCCTGTAGTCATTTCTGCTCCAGCACTATATCCGATAGCTACATTAAACCCGTCAGAAACAGCATTTAAATCTTGTAAAGCATAACCTCCAATGGCTATATTATAACCACGCGTATCCTCTGTACTTAAAGCGTCTCTACCTATTGCTATATTTTGTGAGCCAGATGTTAACGCATCACCTGATTGCGCACCTATTAAAGTATTATTTACACCTGTTGTAACAGCTTTACCAGCTTCAAATCCTACAGCAACATTATAAGCGTCTGACCCAGCATTTAAGGCGGTTAATGCTTCTTTTCCTACAGCAACATTTCTTCCCTGTGTATCTTCACTAGCTAAAGCACTAGCACCTACAGCTGTGTTATTATCACCTTGTGTGATAGCTCCACCAGCATCTTTACCAATTAATGTATTACTACCACCTATAGTTATTGCATCACCCGCTAATCCACCTATTAATGTGTTGCCTGCACCTGTTGAAATTACTTTACCTGCTTGATAACCTACAGCAACATTGTAAGCATCTGCTCCAGCGTCTTGATCTCTTAAAGTATTATGTCCTATAGCTACGTTTTTACCATGAGCATCTTCGGTGCTAAGAGCTGAATAACCTACAGCAACGTTTCCTGATCCTGTTGTGATAGCATCTCCTGCTAAACCTCCAATAAATACACTTTCAATACCTGTTGAAACTAGCTTACCAGAATCATACCCAATTGCTACATTATAAGCATCTGAACCAGCACGCAAAGTAGTTAACGATTGATGACCTATAGCTATATTACCACCATGCGCAGTTTCGTATTGAAGGGCTTGATAGCCTATTGCTATATTTTGATCCCCTGTATTTAAAGAATCACCAGCAGTAGCGCCTAACAATACATTATGACTACCAGTAGTTAGAGCTGTACCAGCATTATAACCGATAGCAACATTATAATCACCCTGCGTTATTGCATCCATTGCTCCTATACCAAGAGCGGTATTATATGTAGCGGCGGATAATGTACCTGTTGTACTATGTCCTACAATTAAAGACCCTGTAAAATTTGTTCCTTCTATTTTGAAAGCAAGAGCTGTTGTTCCACTAGAATATAATTCTGTGAAGTTATCATTGCAAATCTCAAAGGCGGTTCTTATCGGTGAGCCTGTTCCATCATTTGCACTTGATCCTATATTTACTGTTTGTTTACTCATTTTTTAGTTTTTTATTTTTTAATATTCTGTTTGATCGGCTGTATATAAGGTTGTATCTGCTAATATTAAAGTTGTATCTGCTCTAAAATTAGAAGCATCAGCATTAAAAGGATATATTGATCCCCAACCATTCGCTTCATTAGTGTTCCCCCACCAACTATCTTCGTATATATTTCCGTATGCCATTATTTAGTTTTTTTGTAAACTATTTCTGTGTTTAATGTATTTGTTTGTACCCAATTCATATTTAAAAACTTTTTTAGTTTAACTATATTTTTACTTTTTGGTTTATATATCACAGCACCCAACCATTAAAGGTAGCGTCTGAATCTGGAAATACATCACCTCCACTATTCTGACTATACTCAGGAAATAAACCACTATTATTATTAATGTAATCTATAAACCTCTGCGTATAATATTCTGCGGTATTTCTAGCCTTTTGGACTAAAAAATCTACTTCTGTTTTACTTACTGTTTCAGCGTTCTCGCTAGTATGTTTATAAATCCCTCCTTGCTTTATTTGATAGGCACTATAAGGAATGAACTCACTCTGGGCGTACCAGATTAGCATGGGCTGCACATATTCGACAACCAATGTTAAGTAATTTCCTGACAATCCACTTACTGAAGCAATATCTGTGCTTATCTTATCGTATAACGCTGTACCTAGATAATTTTTGATTTCTATTTGCTGAGCTACCTTAACAAATTGAATAAATTTATCAGTATCTACATTTCCATCAATGATAGAGTTTTTTATTAAATCCGTTCTCGTTATAAATAATACTGTTGCCATAATTAATTTTTAAAACCCATTTTCTTCCAGTAAGCCGCTGTATAACCTTTATATTGCATATCGTTTGGAGCTACAGAAACTCTTTTAGCATTTTTTCTTCCTTTTGGAGTAAACCCTCTACTCTTTGCTTCTGTTGATGATATATTTTCTCCTAAACTTCTTTCGCCATCTTTTCTCATATATGTTTTACGATACCATCTGTGCTTGCATCTCGCTCCGCCTTTCCATAACCATATTGAATAAGTATTTGACCCACCTTTACCGAATCCTGCATTAACTACCTTGCTTGTCATTGCTTCTATATCTTCTTTACGATAAACTTTTTTAGCTGAAACCATTTTTCGACAAAATTCTCTTGAACTTGCTTGAACTCTAGCAGGGTTATACATGTATCTAACTAAAAATGTATAATCTTCGTATTTTTCTTGTTTACTTTTACCATCTTGAGGATCTTCTTTATATGGTCTAGCAACTCCTGTACTTGCAAGCTCTGTTTTGTTTAAATCTTTTATAACCTCGTCTAATTCTCCATCAAAATCATAATTTACCTCTCTTTCATCAACAATATCAAAGTTTTTTAATAAATCTTCTTCATTTTCTCCTAAATCTATTAAACTATCAGCAACTTCCGTATCTATAAATTTTTCTAAATCTTTTGATAGGCTTGTAGCTTCTGAATGATCTTTACAAGGCATATACCAAGTTTTACCCTCAAACTCATGCTCGTGGTATTTATCACAACCTATATTATCTGCGGCTGTAATTGCTAACTCTTTCGTTGAGTATGCTAATCTATTATCTATAATAGCTAAATTATCACTTACAACCATACTAGCTAATTCTATTTCTCCTAATTCTTTTAGTTTAGATTTACTCCATCTTAAACCTGCTTTTCCTCCCCATAGTAAATAAGAAATAGTACCACAAGCCTTAGTATTTCCTTCATCATAGTATTCTTCTGCTCTACTTAAATAAGAGTACATTCTTTTAATTGTTTTTTTTGAAATTGCTTCGCCTTGCGCAAGTTGTTTAGCTCGCACCTTACCTACTTGTGTAGCGCACTTATTGTTTACTTTCTTGTTTAATTCTATGCCTTTTTTAGCGTTGTTCTTTACTCCGTCTGGATAATCACTATATGATTCTAGTAAGATTTCTTCTTCATTACTTAATTTAACTCCTGTTTCTTCTTCTCGTGTTTCTTCGTCTGTTACATTAGATAAGTCAGTAAATTCAAGCGGCTGAAGCGTTTTAAAGTATAAATGCAGCGATATATCGTTGTAAGCTAGTATTTGGTCAAAGGCATTGATTAAAAGTGTCTGAAAAGGTCTAATAACCATGTTATCCATCAAAATAGAAGCTGTTTTTAACTCATCTGCGTTACTACCAAAGCCTGTGTTGTCTTTTACCCCTAATAACATAGGACTAACAACCCTATGAGCAACCATAATCTTTTTAGAACTCTCATCAGACAGAAATTGATACTGATTATGAGCTTCACTTAACTGAATAGGGTCGATTGTTGCAGCAGTTGCTGGGTCATCATTAAAAGCAAGTATGAATTTACCTGCATTTGAACTACCTGAAAACTTTTCATATATCTTATTTTCTATTATTTCCCTTTGTTCAGGGTCAGGTGTTCCGTTATTCATGTTAATTAACATACTTGGAGCAAGACCATTCATTATATTATTCAAATGATAGTTAGATATTTCTTGTTCTAACTCACAATATTGCGTACCACCTTCGTAATCTGGCGGACTATAATACTTGTATCCTGCTCTATAAGGCTTAATATACATTATTTCTAAGCCCTCCTTAGACATACCAAAAGCAGGAATACGCTTTAGTACACTACTTTTTTTATACTTAGACCAATCATTAAAATAAAAGTAAGCAGGTACTTCTCCTTTTTCGTTACATTTTTCAGCTCTTAATGTTTCAACAGGAATATGCTCAACTTTTACAATTCTTGATCTATCTTTTGAATAAATTACTTGCATTGCACATTGACCCATTAATTTTAAGTCAGAAGATAGTCTTCTTACAACTTCATCTCTAAATAAAGAAATCATCATTGCATATTGGTCTGGTCGTCTATTAGAATCAGTAGCGTCTAAGCCTTTCCCAAATATCATCTCTGAGATTCCGTTTATAATAGCCATATTGGTCGGACTTCCGTTATAGCGGTCTATTAAATATTGGAAATAGTCATTATTTTTTCCAAATGCTATCCACTCTTTACCCATTACCTCTTTTACTACAGGAGAAGTATAAGTGCTTAAATTAACAATACTTAATTCAGTTTTATTTTTCATATTATAATATAATCGTTATCGTAACTATCTTCTGTAGTGTATTCTCCACTATTCATAGTGTAATAATCGTTATTTGCTTGATCTACAGTTTGATTAGTACAAAATATTTTATCTTTATAAATTATATTTGCACCTTCTTTAACTGTCATATCATAAAATCTACCTTCAACTAAAACAGGGCTTAAAGCTTTTGCAATTACTAAATAATTTTTGTCTGTTGAAGTGCTTATGCTACTATAGGTTGTGGAGGTATTAGTTGAATCGTCTCTTAAAATCATACTAACACTAGAGGCATAACTTCTTGGAATTATCTTCATTGTTTGACTAGAAGCTGATGTCGTTAAATGTATCATACTAATATAACGAATAAACTTTAGATTTTGCGTATAAAAAAAGGAGGTATTAAAACCTCCCCTTAAACTAAATTATGAAAACACTATAACAAAGATATAAAAAAAAGGGATACGATTAACATACCCCTTGATTTTTTTAAAACAAGTTAGAATCCTATTAGTTAGGTGTTATTTGAGAACCTTGACTAGCTCCTGTTACAACTGTTGAAATTGTAAAGTCTGGTGCAGCCATTTCTTGTGCTGTAAATGTCAATGAGTAACCATTTAGGTCTCCCATTGCTGCTCCATTAGAAAAATTACCTGTCGTTAACTCACATCCATTGACCTTACCCATTAAATAATAAGAGCTTCCTGCTGGACCACTATAAGCCTCAACCCAAATATGAGGTCTTGAAATAGCAAGAAGTCTTATTTCTTCTTGAGTATGTCTATCTTGGAATGTAAAGTTTAAAGTTAATGTACTTTCGTAAAATGTAGTACCATTTTCACGAGAGCTTGTTACGGTAGTTTCAAAAGAGGAATTACCTTTTAAATCAAATTGATATAAAGTAGGCGATCCTGCTATTGCTGAAATTTCAAAATCAGTAATAGTAATAGCTCCTAATCCTCCAAAGTCTGCAAAATAAACTGACTTTAAGCCACCTACTCCTGATTTACAGGGTACTTTTCTACCTTTTGTTAATACACACGCCATAAGTATTTGATTTTCAATTAGTTAGCGTTTCAGCTAACAATTATTTATTATAAAAAGGGTAGGGTTAACTACCCCTTTAATTATTATGAATAGTAAACTAAATCAGCTCCTACTCCGATTTGACAACCTGCTGTCCAACGCATGATAACTCTTACATTGCGACTTCCGTCTTTATCAGCCATATCAATAAATCTTACTTCATTTCTGTCGTCAGCTAAGCCAGTTCCCCAGAATAAATTAGATTTAGGAGTTAACATCATTTTGTTGTTACCCATTCCGTTAGCTACGAAAACTGGAATACCTTCAAATGTTAATTGATTTCCATTAGAATACCAAGATGTTCCCTTATTATCAATACCAGCAGCACCTAGACCACTTGTTCCAAATCCACCTAAAGCTCTAATATAAGCTCTAGCTACATTTGTTGATACATAAAGAGTAAGATCAGCAGTTCCTAAAGCAGCTTTACTTGCAGCATCTACTACAGCACCCATTTGTGCAATTACATTTGCAGAAGTTATTGCTGAAGCAGTTACATCTACTACATCTCCATCTGCAAGAGCAAGAGCTTGAAAACCATCATAGTCATCAGCTCCTGAAGCACCAGCCCAAATAGAAGTTTCTGTAGCGTTTGCTACTTCGGCAGCTACTCTTGAAATTACATACTCCTCAAAAGAGTTTGGTATTTCAGCGTAAGCAGAGAATCCCATCTCTACAGCTTGCCATTCCTGAACTAAATCTTGCTTGCAAAGTTCTGCATTTACTTGTAGTTCTTTTGTTGTTAATACTTTTTCTGTTAAAGTTAAAGCGCCAGTAGCTGTAAAATCACAACTAGCTCCTTTAACTACATTTGCCCAAGCACCTACCTGTAATACAGATTTATACCTGACATTAGGCATAATTGTTATCGCACCAGCATCTAAAGTTGATGCACTTAACAATGCTGCCCCTAAAATTTTACCTGAAAACTCACCAGCGTAAGTTCCTGCGGTATAAGTTGGATTTGCCATTTTTTAATTGTTTTTAATTATTATACATTTTGCTTAATACTCTATCTAAAGAATTTTGCTGTCTATTTTGAGCATACTTTAGATTAAAGCTCTTTTTTACTTCTGGATTATGAGTAATTGCTTCAGCAGCAGGTGTTTCTGATAATTGCTGCTTAACTTCTTTCTCAAGTTTTTCAAAATCTTCTTTTTCTCCCATCTTGCTTTTAATATCAGCGATAGCATCTTCAAGATTTTTAATTCTTTTTTCCATGCCTGCCCAGTCATCAACTGCTGCTTCTTTTCCGTCATCTACTGATTCATACTCTTTTTCTTCTGCCATTTCATCTTCTTTTTGAGGTACATCATCAGAAACAACTCTGTAATCTGCAATGATTCCTTCTTCTTCTACTACTAGAAGTTTGCCATCTTCCATTACATATTCTCCAACAGGCATTGCTACTTTCTCATCGTCTGTTACGATAAAGATTTCGTCTCCTGCTTTAAATGATTCTGATTCTACGATTGTGCCGTTTTCAAGTTTAGCTTGTGCTAACTCTACTTTTACTTCTTCTTGGATTTCTTCTTGAGCTTCTAATTGAGTTTCTTCAACTGTTTCTTCAACTTTAGCTTCGTCTCCTAAGAAAGTTTTAATTTTGTTTAAAATTTCGGTTGATTTCATATTACTATAACGATTATTAATTTATATTTGCATTTTTAAATTTTACCAATGCCTTGATTTACTATATTCCCCTTACAGCATTTAACTGAATAGGTGTTGTCCTCACACAGACACGCTCTGCGACTACCTCTAGGACTTGTTCTACTTGGAGTTTCAAATTTTTTCATTTTTAATTATATTAGTTAAACTATATGAGTAGTTAATTCAGTTTTACTAAATAGTCTTTTATTTACTTTGC